ATTCTGATTCGCTACTACTAACTGTTCAATGATATCCTGCTTACTTTTTGATGTGGTAAGGAATGGTATAATCAAACCACTATCATTCACTCTATCTCTAAGCTGCTCGAATATAGGATCACCGATACCATTCACCTCAACGAATGTGGAACAGCTAAACTCGTTTATTCTTGCTATTACCTTACCGATGATATTTGACCAGGTATCTTTATTCCATCTCTCAATGTAATGCATCTCTCCGGTCTCATTGAACACAGACAGAACAGTATAGTCATCTGCTCTACCTATATCTAATCCTGCATACATCCGATTCGTTCTCTCTGACTTGGTAATCAATGTAAGGTCATTGAATAGTCCTGCACCACCATCTACGAACTCTGCCATGTACTCCTGCCGAAACACATGATCAGGTAATGTTGATCTCGCATCATCTATCTCAGTCGGATTGATTAATGGATTATCATACGATGTCATCTGAAAGGACTTGTACTGACTATTCTGATTCTCAAGGTTGAATATCTGATGGAAGTGATTCTTACCCTTTGGTGTTGATATTAGTAGAACTTTCTTGCCACGAACAAGAACTGTCGCACGAAGTACCTCAGTCCACGCTTCGTTATCCATAAAAGCAAACTCATCACATACCAAATAGTCAAAGGTAAACCCACGAATATTATCATACCGCTCAGCACTGAAGAACTCAATAGTGCTATTTTTATGCGATGTGAAAGTAAGTTCAGTTCCATTCTTACTCTTGAATACATGGGGATTCTCTGCAAAGGCATTCTCTATATCTTTAAATACTTTCTTTGATTGTTTGTAGATTGGACTTACCCACCCTATCTTACAGTTAGGGACATTAAAGAACCAATATAATACCTGATTAACTGCCAACAAAGATTTGCCGAACTGTCTACCGATAGATAACACATAGTACTTATGATGTCCATTAGCTATCGATTCGTGAATCTTCTGCTGATTCTGATGGGGACTGTACAGAACTACCGAAAGCGGCTGTGACATTTGTATTGGTTTGGTTTACTTCTGCTTCTATCTTATCTTTCCAGTACTCTTTGTTTATGTTCTTTAATGCAAAGATAGCACCACCGAATGTAAACGTATCTAACTTCTTTTCGTATGCATTCTCTACAATAGCTATCGCCCTTGTTATTACGTTACTAAAGTTATCGGTTTCATTATCTATATCTCCATTCTTCCATCTCATTAATGTAGTTCTTGAAATCTCTAAATAGATACATAAACCTGTTATTGTTATTACTTCTTTAGCTTCAACACACCAATCAAAAAAAGCAACACATTCATTATGTAGTTCTAATGCTGTTGGGTATTGTTTTGGTCTACCGTAGTGATGACCTAATGCGAAGAGATTATTTTTGGGAGCTGCCACCTTGTTTTAATTTAAGTTTAATCATTGCCATTCCTCTTCTAATAAGATTAGGTTTACATTCTTTACAGATGAATGAAGAGCATAACTCACACCAGTCACATTCTTTCGGAATGATATTCTGATCCATAATGGCACATACTTTACATATTGTTATCATGCTACCTTACAGATTGTTATCGTGTTCGTATTGTGTTAGTTCAGAATGTCTGTTAAGTAAGAACTGACTGATGCAGGAAGGACATGATCTGTCTTGCCCTCTTACACCATAGTAATCAAATAACCCATCTAATCCTCCTATACATTGTCCTGAAGTAACAAAGAGATTTATAACCCCTCTATACTTTTGACATTCATTGTATTGTTCTGCTGTCATATTATAAGTATATTATTTATTAGTTTTGTGCAATATTTATCCATTAGAAATTAAACATACTGATTCTGCATGAGGTTTCATCCCTTCATTCCCCTCATAAGCTATGAATGTTCTATTCGGATGTAACAGTTCAATGCCTTTCTGCTGAGCAATACATGAGATAACAGATTGATCGTGTCGATGTTCATGCCAATTCCCTTGATAAGCATTTGTATGAGCAAATCCTAAGTATTCATTAAATGTATCTGTACCTATCTTTGTATTAAAATTGAATCCCATAGCACAAGCCATGACCATCTTATAGTTCTCGGCATCCTTTCTATCCATTCCAAAATGTGCTAAACATTCATTATGAGTAAATGAAGCAATGGAGAAGCCGATGTTATCGAATAGCATTACACCATTATCTTTGATGTATTGGAATACTTCACTCGGATTCTTTGTTAAGTAAATAGCTGAATCAAGCCATAAGATAAGATTATATCCTTGCTCCCTTGCTTTCTGTATTGAGTAAGGTTTGAATGCATAAGGATACTCAGAATGTGACTTGCAATTGATTTCTGCATAGTTAGTGTAATGAATGAAATCGATACCATAAGGTTTCACGCTTTCTCTCATTCTATCTGCTAACTTGTTATATCGTTCAGTATTGCTGAATGTAACTATGCACATCCTTGTAGCTTTACTTGCTATATTATTTACAGATGAATAGTTATAGATTTGCCATATTAAATCTACTTTAATCTCAGACTGCGGATTCATCTGCTTAGTCCAATCAAAATCCTCTCCATTGTTTAAAGGTTTAAATCTTGCTTTCTTTGTCAGTTCTCTATTCCATACAGACATAACTGAAGGATATCTCTTGGTGATACCATCCTTAAGCTGCTCAGATTCGTGATAGATAGACTGATCAATAATATGACCAACACCATCAATATACGCTAATACATTTGCATTGATAACATCTACATCTTTATCGAGTAACGGATATAACGATTCCATAAAGCTATCCAGTACATCATCGTCATCGTCAACAAACATAATGTACTTACCTGTTGCTACATCGATTAATGCCTGTCGCTTCTCTCCTACAGTTAATCCATCAGGTTCATCATAACGAGGAGCATTGTTGTATAACACCTCAACCCCATCATAATCGATTACAAGTGATGCAATGCGATTAAATAACCGATTAAACTTCTCTTCTCTTTCTTTGACTGTAGCTATTAGTATACTTAATTTCATCGTGCCATTATTAGATTTTCTGCATTAACATGAATTACTTTAAATCCATTGAACTTGTTAATGTAATCAATGTATTTTTGTGTCTCTTTGCCATTGGTCTCTATGCAGATCATTGAACATTGAACTCTATCTAAGTCTATCTGAGTAAGAATCTCATAATCGATACCTTCACAATCAATAGAAATAAAATCATAGTATCTGAAAGGACTTGTAAGCATAAAATGCTCAAAGGTTATCACTTCACATTCTACTGTCTTAAATGTATAAGTACCATCCCATCTACCCATCTCGCTATCTATTAGTGTAGAGTAATAAGTATCGTTTGCATTCAGATCAAATGTACCGTTCAAAGTACCCATCGCTAACTCATAACAATAGACATACTTATAATCTAAACAGTTATTTGCAAGTCTTTCAAATACATTCGGATTGGGTTCGAAGCATACACCCTGCCATCCTTTCTCCATCAATGCTCTTGTGTTGGATAGGTCTTTACCATCATATGCTCCTAAGTCCAGGAACACACCTGTTCTATCTTTAAAGTGATTAAGGATGTATAGTTCTTCTTGATTCTGAGAGTACATGGTTATTTATTTTGTATAAATTTATAATGATAAATCGGTGTATTTATTCTTTGCTCTGTCTTTAATACTTTCGCATCGTGTATTCTCTTTGCCCATTCGTAATCCTCACCGATTGTTATCGGTAAGAACTTAAAGTCTTTGATCAGTTCTTTTTTCATTGGAGCAATATGATTCGGGAATCTTTCATAAATTAATTTGCCATCAACTACTTTTGATCCATAGTTAAAGTTCAATCCCATCTCCCAATTAACTAAGCTATGACCATTGGTAGTTATGTACCCATTGATAGGAATCACATCAGGATCATTGTCGATAGCACACATGATCAAAAATATATAGGATTCCAAAGGTTCATCATCATCATCAAAGAAGACAATATACTTCCCCTTAGCTTTCTCTATTAGTCTATTTCTTTTTTCTCCTGTTGGTGTTTCTCTGTTATCTAAATCGATAACTATCTCAATGTCTTTAAATGCATCGCAATCTACTATCTGTCTATTTAATAGATTAACAGTCTTGAGTAGTGTAGCTTCTCTGGACTGTAATGTCGGGATGAGAATTGATAGTTTATATTCCAAAGTTTATTTTTTTACGTTTGTTAAATGTAATCTCATCTGCTATCCACAATGCTCTATCCTCTGTCTTAATACTTAATGCATCTTGAGGTGCTAACCCCCATGCAGGATGAAGATGTCTAAATAGTTTAAGGTTATCGCCCATGTACTTATAACATCCTAACTGCTTAGCTACAATGTCATTCTCAACATCTGACCACAAAGATATGTAATCGGGATGATAAATGTACTTAAATCTGTTATAATAATCTCTTCCTACAATGTGCATTGTACATACATTAGACTTCTGATTACCATCATTAAAGTGAAGATACTGATTCAGGTCTTTGTAAAATTCAGCACGAATAATATCATCGAATCCTTTCTTAGTAAAAATCATATCATCAGACATACAAATAAGTATATCAAAGTCATAATCGAACTCGTTCAGGTCTCTGTTGATAGCAGAAATCTTATTCTTACTGTTACCCACTACAAAGGTATAGTTACCATCTAATACCGGAAGAGGATACATGCTTTGGTCATCTTTATCAACTGCAATAAGTACATGATAATCGTCACTCGTTACGTTGTTTATAATGCTATCGTACCCTCTAAGAAAGTTAGATCGTCTTGATCTCGAAGTATATTTGAATAAAATTCTCATAATGGCAAATATACACTTTTTATCGGTTCGTTAAAGAATTTATCCCAATTATTTTTAATGTGTTCATTCCTCTCTAAAATAGAGATTGAAGAACTATGAAATAAATAATCTGAGTAATCCTTTGAATAGATATACTTATCAGTACCATTCAGCATAGGATAAGCATGACGTTCTCCCAAAATTCGTATTGAATAATCTGCGTGTTCAAATCCAAAATGCATGAATTTTTCATCAAATGCACCTACCCTATCTAATGCATCCTTTCTAATATACATAAATACACCTCCACAATCATGATAG